CGTTTAGATACGAAATTTTAAGAATTTTGTGTCTCTCCGCTAGCAAGCTAGGAAGAGATGACCCAATAAATTAAAGGAATCACCTTTAAGTCTCTCTTACTATGTCTTATCCGAGATACCTGCAAAGCATAATATCTCCTTGAATCAAGGCTGTTAAATTAGGTTAATTAACATATAGTATACCTAACGAGGATCTCATATTGTATTCATTTCAGACTAGGCTTTCTTACGTCCCTTTACTGGGAAGGAGGATAGTAAACAAGTTTACTACGGATGGATGTTAGTCCACTGGCTTTCCACTCCAAGGTATTCTTCCTTACTCTGAACCAACGTATGATCCCTGGCATAACGCCAAATACTACAGCTAACCATAGCTCATTCATAATAATGACCGCCTAAGGCATGCATCATTATTACTTGTTTAACAGGCCGCACCTCCTTAAGGTATCTGCCTCATACTTTTCGAAACATTTTCTAGTAACTCTAAATTATAAAGTGGGGTTTCCCCGCTATTATAGTTTTTGAGGCTAGTTTATCGCTCTAAATCATCCTCGATACTTCTGACAGACCTTGGTCTATCATCAATAGTCGAGTATACTTAAAGTGAAATAAACTACTCTGAGAGTTGGTCTGTAATTCTGTTCGAAAATCGAGAAGGACTGCAAAAATGCGTCGAACTTGGTCTTGGTAGAACATCCTATAAGTTTGTTCTAACCAAAGCTCTCCGTCAACTTTTACTTCATTCCAGTAATCTTCACCATACTATTCTGACGCTTTAGATGAAAAATCCTCTGGATAAAATTCTTTCAGCTAAGATAATGGTAGAGTTTCCCCTTCCATATAATCGCTTTCCGAATCTTCTAAAGAAGAATCTTCACTAGTATCCCCGAAATATCGAGGAAAACTTTCAAGCTCTTTGAGCATAGTTTCAACTCTGTTGAGTATGGATTGACGAAGAGAATCGAGGATAGTATTCTCGATTGCCTAACGACGGTTATCTGCTACAGACTACCACCCTATAGGGATAGGATTAAACATGGTATTACTAACGAAAAATCTATAAGACTATAATGCCTAGGCAAATCTTACAGGTAATCGTCTAACATCCCATGCCTATTTACTAAGAGATTTATAACCATAACCGAGTAGATACATATAATCAGACTCTTTTAAATTGTATTTTCTCGCCGCTTCTAGGGAAGATCCCTAGGTAGCACAAGAAGCTACAATCTCTTTAAGAGGAACTGGTGACATGTCTACTCCTTTGTAGTAAAATCTTTTGGCAAATTCCTAAGCCAAACCTTTAGGAGATACTAGGGACTTATGGATACCGCATTCAACTCCGATTCTAGTTAACACCAATTGGTATTCTCTAGCAACATCATTGTTTGCGATAACGATATCATCACCTAGTAAAGCATAATCTTGAAACCACTCAGCGTTTTTTACAACTCCTGCTTTAAAAGCAGAAAATTGTACTATCGCGTGGTGTAACAAGGCTAAGCCTAAACTCCATGAGGTCTAAGCACCCATAGGTTGACCAGTAGCATATTTTACAGAAACTACTTCTTTTTTATACGCCCCATCGAATATTCTATCAGTTAGGATAGTATACCAAAACTCTGCTAATCTAGGAGTTGTAAGCGAACTTAGCAAATCTTTAGCTAACAAAGCTGGTATACGATCCGTAGCTGAAGACTAATCTAAAGACCACAGAGGAGTTCCAGCAGGAAGCCTTTTAACTAATAAGTTAAGAGGTAAAACCTGATGAAATGTTCCGTCCTGAGGTATCTATTTTAGTATTTCAAACATTCGGTCATGGAGCGGTTTAAAGGTCCACTGTGTTAGAATATCTAACATAGCGAATACACGTAGTTTCCCCGCAGATTCTTCTTTGAAGCCTAGTTTACCAATTAAGCTGTTCATTCCAACATATATTGACGACCCATAATAGTATCGGTCAACAGTACGGAAACCCCATCTTAACCAACGTTCTTTTTCATTATCTCCTACCTCATTGAGGTAACCTAGAAAAGAATCCTTTAAGTGATTACAAAGAGGGTTAAACCCAATTAAGTAGATCGCAGAAAGAAGACTTCTAGGAGAAGATGATGGAGTACGAGGATAAGAAGGAGTAGCTGTAGAGGACTAATAAAATTTCATTCTTAGAAGTTCCCCCCAGTAGAGTTTACTTGAACGTCGATCTAATCTTTTTAACCATTCAGTAGGAAATAATTTCCGTAAGAGTGGGACGAAGGTTTCAATCTAGTAAAGAGAAAACTCTGATCTAAAGGATTCTAAGTCTGTAGCTTTAGTAGGTTCTACAATGGAACTTACAGAAAATTTGTAAGGGAAATCTAAAACGCGATAAAGGGAGAACTATGATAACCAAAAAGTTATTATAGTTTTATCACCTTTCCGTATGCTAACTCTATGATGAGCCGGAAT